TGAGTAGGTGGAAAGGAAGCCAGTGACCCAAGTACATGTCTATATACCTCCGCCAAATAAATAACTTGGGTGTAACAAATTCAGATTGGCGGGGTATATCCTACACCATGATAGCAATATTTGTAATAATTTCCAATTTACAAATGTTTTGCTTAAAATTCAAGGCTTGCCTAATTTATTCAAAACTAACTTGACAAACATTCGCATGTTTAGTAAAACTATATTGACAAGTGAAGAATTTGACCAATTTTGGTATGATCATGATTCGCTGAATAGAACAACATCAGAATTAGGAATTCGGAACAAAACAAGCCTTCGCTATGTTGAAGATTATATATTACTGGCATACATGAAGCATAAATTAATACATACAGATATTGATATTGACGTCATAATTCAAAAACCGCACACAACTTATCTCATTGTTCGGATAAAAGATCAGAAACAATTATACGTAGACGAGATCATATCAAGAATAGTAAAAGCATTCCCACAAATAAAATCAGTTACATTATGTCCCTTGGCAAATATGTATGCATCATTGTATGATGTCATATTCTCATCATATTGCACAATAGACTTTGAGACATTTTCAGATATTTTACGGGAACGCTTAACGGATCTTGTTGTTGGTGAAGATTCCAATATCAATAGAGAAAACATTTCAAAATATTTCATGCATAAACGGTTTTCTGGGCTTGTTGATACAGATGAATTGCAGTATATTTTACGAAATATATAAAATATATCTTGATATTATAAGGAAATAGATGAGCAACGACATTTCATCCCATCCACTTACTTTTGAGCAAATTGAAGAAATTGCAATGGAGGCTATTAGTACATGTCACACTTTCGTCCCAGGAAAAAGTGAGAAAGATAAAAAAGAGTGGTGTGAACAAAGAATAATATCCGCTCTTGAAGCATTTGATAACTTTATCCCCGTAATTGGAGCTTTTCTTGATAATCCAATCGTAGATAATATTGAGGCTCATGCCATCTCCATGCTGGTAGAATGGGCTTGGGGAAAATTCTTTGACAAAAAAGCATAATGACATATTACTCAAAAGTGAAGAGATATAGTGTTTGATTTACATTTCCTAAAAGTTCATCACGTATATTTACCAAATCTGTATCATTTTCAACGTCTATGTGTTTTGGAATGTCTTGTGTCAAAAAATCAATTGTTTTTTTAAGATAATGCACAATTTGCGTATCATTTAAATTCGAAATTTTTATCGTATTACTAGGTTCATGAATTTTCGGCCTCCCGTACTTTGCAATATACATTTCTACGAATTTATCACTCAATTCTAAAATATTAGCATGGAGATCATCAGAGGCTTTATGACGTGAGTAGGATTTTGTTGTCCAGTGATATAATTTTATTTGCAGTGTGAGCTGAAAAAAGAAATTAATAATTTTAGACATTTCTAATAATAATAATAATGAATTTTATTTTTATATCTAAATACTTTTCCAAATGTTTATTTTTCTAACGAGTAGTATATAAATGATCAACATCAAAGACATTTTCAAATCAGTCGCTAAGAAAACAGCTAACACCACCCAAGCTGGTGTCAAAACCGCTATTAAGTTAGAACAAGGAGCTGTGAAAGCAGCTAAAAACGTTGTCGTGGGTGCAGAGCACGCGGTTGGTTTGAAAGGAGGGAAAAAAGCTCCATCCAAGAAACCATCTAAAAAGAAGACTTCTAAAAAATAAGAAAGGTGCAATGTCACATTTTCATACAGGTTGTCCTGATTGCGGTGGATTTTCCTTTGTCGATGTGCATCACGAAGGGGACACCGTCTGCACAAATTGTGGACTTGTTGTGCAAGAAAGAAATATTGAAGACTCTATTTTTTACAACCAACATTCCTTTGATGATCATGAGGAGTTGACATCTCATGAACCAAAGACAAGGAATTTTGAATCTGACAAGAAACTCAGAATGTTTGTGAATACGCTTTTCCTTCCCGATATTGTAGAGAAAAACGCAAATGATCTTTTTCAAAAAATACGTGCGTTACATGCATTTCGTGGGCAGCCTCTTCAAGCAATCATGGCTTGTACAATATACATGTCTTGTAATTTATTGCAAATGTCTCGAGATGCGAAGGAAATTTACGAACCACTTGGGATAAATTTGCATGTTTTTCATAAGGCATTGAAAAACATATATGAACTCCTTCCAGAAGTGAACATGCAAATGAAACGAATCCAAGAAGATGATATTATTGTCAGGCAAGTTCAGCAATTAGTTCCAAATGAAAAAAAATGGACTGTCATCCGTCTTGTAAAGCATTTAGATGGGAAACGTAAAGATAAAAGCATCTTAATGGGATCTCCTCCATCGGTTGTGAATGCAATTCTTATTTTTATTGCATGTGAAAAACTAAAAATAAATATTAATAAGACAGAATATTTGTTACAAGCTAGAGTTTCACGCGCAACACTTGATAAACATACACGGACTATATACAACACCATACATGTTTGAATTGTTTTCTTCCTATAGATAAAAAAAGACATGACTATAACTGGTACTATAGAACAAGCTCCAAAAAATGCATATTACCTCACAGACGCTCTTGCAGGTGATATTATGTTCAGAAGTTTGTGTAATATTAATTGGATGTTTGGTGGAGGTTCCAATACAACAAGTGTGATGCGCATAAATAGCAATCTTGTAAGTGTAAACTCATCAACGGTGACTGTGTCTGGAAATATGGGTGTGAGTAATATCAATCCTCAATATACTTTGGATGTAGGTGGCGATATCAACTTTACCGGAAATTTCACTAAAAATGGACAAGCATTCCTTGCTTCTCCTTGGTCATCAAACACATCTAATGCATATTTAACTGGTGGCCTTGTTGGTATTGGTACAAGTAATCCTTCTGCTGAACTTCACGTGGTTGGTACAACGGCTTGCTCAAATATCAAAACGCAAAATATAACTGGAACAGGTGCATCTTCAAATACTATCAATATTGGTACAGATTCTAATACTTCAACCATCAATATTGGTGGAAACAATAGCACAGTTAATATTTCAGGTGTTTTGTCATATATCACAGCTACAGACTTGAATGTGGCAGATAAAAAGATTACTCTTAATAAGGGTGGGGCAACAGCAACAGGTAATGATACAGGGTTTGAAATTGAAGAGGCTGGGGTCGTAAAGGGTTATCTTAAAACATCAAGTGACCGCAATAGTTTCCTTCTTAGAACACCCAATGCCACTTCTGATTTTACTATGAATCTTGGAAACCAGTCTGTAAATCTAAATAACAATACCTTAGTTCTTAGCAATAGTCGTATCGGTGTAGGAACTTCAAACCCAGCATACAACTTGGAGGTTGCAGGAGTTATCCATGCTACAAGCAATATTCTTGTAAATGGGCAACCATTGCAAGCCGGTTATTGGTTATCAACTGGATCAACAATCAATTATACATATAGTAATGTTGCTATTGGGTCAAATACTGATGTACAAAATTCCAAACTATATGTTGCAAACACTGGAACTACAAATCAAGGTGCTTCAGGTGATTGCACTAGCACATCAAATAATGCTGTCACAATTTATGACGCGAATTATCCACGTGTAGTTTACAAAAGTGGTGATTCAAATACTTCACTTGTTTATAACTTTGAGAGTAACAAGAATGTTTTCTGGGGTGAGAATACCGATAGCGGATATTATTCATTTAGAGGACGCAATGTTGCCGTCGGATATGTAACACCCCCTTCAGCAGGATATAAACTTGATGTGAATGGCACTGCCAACGTAGCTGATAAATTGAATGTAGCAAATAATATTAGTCTTGGAACAACAAACACTTCTGAGAAATTGACCCTTTCAGCAGGTAATATTGCAATGGTTCATGCAGGCGCATATGGTGGTCAAGCTTCAACAGATAAATGGATTTCTATTGGTGATAAAACTCAGACATTAGGACCACAATTCCAACAAAGCAATTATGGTATTAATATGACATGGGATACTGACGGATGTTTCTTTGGACTGCGTGATTTTGGAAGTGACCGTAAAGATACAGTCATTTCATTTGGTGATAATTCTAATGATAATCTGCGTTTTGTAAACTCTAACAATACTGATTATTTCACACTCACAGGCGTTGGTCTCGTCGGTATAGGTAAGAGCAATCCCGCATATAAACTTGACGTGAATGGAGATATCAACTTTACAGGCACTTTCCGTCAAAATGACAACCCTTATATTGGAAGTCAATGGAGTAACACAAGCAATATTGTATTCCTCATGAGTAGCAATGTGGGTATTGGTAAATCCAACCCAGGCTACCCTCTGGACGTAAGCGGCCAAGCGAACGCAACTACATTATCCGAAGGTGGTACACTCTTAAGTGCAAAATATGCACCAAGCAATGCTTTGTCCAATTATGCTCTTCTTTCTGGTGGAACTTTATCTACCACCGCTGTAACAACCACAACCTTGACCGGAAGCAATGCCAGCTTTAGCAATCTGACTGTGGCAGGAACATTGAATGTTGTAAGTATAACTGATTATAACATTACTGGAAGCAACCTTACAATGAATACAATTGCAGCAAGCAATCAGTTCTTTGCACCACTGTCAGATTCTTCCAATGCCCCTGGATATGCTTGGTCAAATGACACAAATACAGGTTTTTACCACCCTTCTGCTTGTAATATTGCATTTGTTGTAGGTGGTATTGAAAAGATGCGTTTGACATCTACTGGTGCTTTGGGTGTTGGCAAGTCCAATCCTGGATACGCACTTGATGTTCAAGGTCAAGCGAACGCAAGTTCCTTCTCAGAGAACGGAACTTCACTGACAGCAAAATATGCACTAAGCAATACAATGTCAAATTATCTTTCAAGCACAACCGCTTCCACAGCCTATGCACCAAGCAACACACTTTCTAACTATGTATTGACATCAGTAGCAAACACAACTTATGCTTTCTCAAATACAATGGCTGCTATCAGTGCAACAGCAAATTGGACAAGCAACAACATGGGTGCAACTAGTCAATGGACAACATCAAGCAATAAACTTTTCATCCTTGGAAGCAATGTTGGTATTGGCACAAGCAATCCTTCATGTGCTCTCCAAGTATCAGGTGATCTCCAAGTAGATAGCAATCTTATATTAGGAAATCGTGCAATTCAAATGCAAGGTATTAAGATTTTACCAAGAACTGGCACAGGTGTCGCGAATATTACATCAAGTGTAACAAGTATTCCAGGATATGCTTATAATAGCAACTTGACTTTCTCACCATATACAGGTTGTAATGTTTTAGTTGCAAATGGCAAATTGGGAGTTGGCACATCAAATCCTACAGATACATTGACAATATCTGGCAACAACTCAGGGTTTACTTATGACCTTACAGGAAATAGCATTTTGAGTAATGCCCCAACAACATATGGACTTAAATTCCTCAACTCGACATTAAATTATACAAACGAAACAACTGTAGACCCAACACCGAACACTCTTTATGGAGGTATATTATTGCGTAGTTATACAACATATGCAGGAACGGGTATTTATAACTTTGAAAACCGCGCAAATATTGGAATGGGTTTGGTTGTAAGAAATGGAAATAGTTCAAATGTTGAAGCACTGAGCATCGACTATACAGGTAAAGTTGGTATTGGAAAATCAAACCCAGCTTATACATTAGATGTTGTTGGGGGTACTGTTGCAGCAACAACATTTTATGGTAGCAATGCCAATTTTTCAAATGTTACCGTGCCAGGAACCCTTACAGTTGTGAATATTACAGATTGCAATCTTGTAGGAAGCAATATTGTGATGAACAAATATTATGCTGCTAATCAATTCTTTGCCCCAAATACAGATAGTGTTTCCGCTGCAGGATATTCATGGTCAAATGATGCCAATACAGGTCTCTTCCATCCAACATATTGCAATATAGCAATGTCCATTGGTGGAGCAGAAAAAGTACGCCTTACAGCAACAGGTTTGGGAGTTGGTAAATCCAATCCAGCATATTTACTTGATGTTTCTGGTGATATTAATTATACAGGCACTTTCAGGCAGAATGGAACAGCCGTATCATTTGGGATTGGATGGGCTGCAAATACTTCCAATATTTATTCAAATTCCAATATTGGTATCGGAATTTCTACACCATCTTATCCTCTTCATGTTTCTGGGGCAATTTATGCCACAGGTGATATCGGAGCTTATTCTGATGCTCGTGCTAAATCTGAATTACAAGTTATTGATAACGCTCTTGAAAAAGTAAATACTTTGACAGGATACACATATTTATTGAAAAATCCTGTGACAAACGTGATATCTACAGAGAGACATGCAGGTTTAATTGCACAAGATGTACAAAAAGTATTACCAGAGGTTGTCTCCGAAGATAATAAAGGAAATTTATCACTATGTTATGGAAATATGGTGGGGCTTCTTGTGGAAGCAGTTAAAGAACTAACTACAGAAAATGCTTCATTGAAAGCCACACTTTCTAATATTCTTGATGAAATCGCAATTCTGAAATCTGTAAATTAGGTTACATTTTCTCCATTTAAAATAAAATGACCATCACAGCATCGGGATATATAAGTTTGAGTAACATACAAACTGAATTCGGTGGAACAAACCCTATTTGGATGAGTGAATATTATACAAACAATGCATCAGGATACACGACAGGAATTTCCGGATTACCTGCATCTGGAACAACAATGAATATAAGCAATTTCTATGGAAAATCTAAAACATTACCAGCTCCAGTTGCATCTGTAAGTGGTTGTCTAATATCACCATTATTTGGTATGACGCCAACTAATGGTTTTCAAAGTAATTTTTGGTTTAATACAACAGCAGTTGGAGCGGGACTTATGACCATCATGATTACTGATTATACAAATACTAGGGCAGGACTTAACATTTTTGTGGACGGTGCTGGTAAATTTGCTGCCTATTTACGCTATTCAAATAATAGTATATTTTGGCAAACATCATCATCTCAATCAATAAATGATGGAACCTGGCATAATGTTCATATAAAATACGCTTACTCTTCTTTAACCATATCTGTTGATAATGGTACATTTTGTTCCTTTACTTGTAGTGGATATGGCAGTATTCTCGAGGATCAGGCATATTCTGGCTATACTATAGATTTGAACTATAACTACGCATCCATATTATATGCGTTAGTATATTTTGATTACAACCATCCAGGAGTGTCAGCGACAACATTCTATAGTAGTACAAGCAAAGCAGTCAACAACACAGGAACCGGGAATAATATTGATGGGGCTGGTAGTTCCCCAATTGTATGGTTAAAAAACAGCGGGAGTAATTTCTATGTAAATGCTGGAGGGAACTTCTCAATTTATGGTACCGCGCCTACCACTACAACTAACACATCTCTGACATACTAATACACAATGTTATTCTCCAACCAAAACAATATTGGTATTGGAAAATCCAATCCGGCTTGCAGGTGACATTAATTTCACTGGGACATTGCGCCAAAATGGTGCAACAATTGGAATTCCCGTTTCAATTCTGCCAATTCTGTAAATCGTTCCATGAAAAAGGCAAGCATATCCACACACACCCTTGCTTTATTTTCTATTTCCACTTCATCATATCTCTTGTAGAACTCTTCCCATACGGGTACATTTACGAGTTGATTTTTGGCAGAACTATCTAATTGACACAACACATCATACAAATATTCACATTTACGATACCAAAAATCATTATCAGCTACACCTTGCTCATGTAATTGTTTGATATACTCAACATCAAATGTTTCATCAAAATTTTCAAGCAATTCTTTTTCTAAACTTCTTGGTGTAATTTCAACAAGAATACTTTTTATTTCAATAATTATTTTCAATACTTCTTCAATATTTGGCAATTGTTCCTTGACATTATCCCAATATGCTTTCTTCAATGTTTCGTGAATTTGTACAACAAAGTCTTCGTCCATTACAACAGGGACATAATTGTAGAAATATTCTAAATTATCCATAGACCGGAGTTGTTTGAGTATTTTTCCTTGTTTATCACGGGTTTTTGTTTCCAAGTCTTCAAATTCAACTTGTGGGATCTTGTTCCTATTCAACTCTAAAACCAATTCAAATTCCCAATATAATTCTGTAAGTCCCTTCAATGTATATTTGAAATCCTTATCTTTCCATTCCAGATACTTGTTTTCATAATCTTTGACACTTTTTGCTAGTGATACCAAACATACATCAGGATTATGGAGTTCTTTAAGAACGTGACGAGAAAGATCCTTCATTTCCAATGAAAAATCAAAATATACAAACAAATATGCAGACAAAATATCTTTTGCGGTTATCCTCAATGTTTGTGAAATTCGAAGATTTTCTTTTATGATTTGCAAGAGAGTTTCATAATTAGAAACAACGTCATGATTCAACAGAACCTGTGTCTTGAATGATTCGAGTGGAATTTCTCCATTTTCTAAAATTTCCAACAAATTCATTTCACGAATATTTGTCAAAACGGTCTGTCCATTTTCCATTTCAGGCAAAGTATAATTTACAAATATTATGTAAAATTTGCTTATATAAGATTCGAGCATCGGTAAATAAAAACAAATTTTTCTTAGAAAGATAGGAAATATTGAAAAAAGTGATTGCCCTTCTCATTTTTCTCAACAGATACCTACCATGGCACGAACTAAACAGACCGCCCGCCGGAGCACTGGGGGTAAAGCCCCCAGGAAGCACCTGGCCACCAAGACCGTCCCGCCCGCCCTCAGGGCAGTAGAAACCCCAAAAGGGGGCGTGCGTAAGCCTCGGCGTTATCGTCCAGGCACTGCTGCCCTCCGCGAGATCAGGAAGTATCAGAAATCCACTGAACTCTTGATCCGCAAACTCCCCTTCCAACGCCTTGTGCGCGAAATCGCCCAGGATTTCAAGACCGACATCCGGTTCCAATCCTCCGCTGTGCTCGCAATCCAGGAGGCGGCGGAGGCATACCTGATTGGTCTGTTCGAAGACTGCAACCTCTGCGCAATTCACTCCAAGCGCGTCACCATCATGCCAAAGGACATCCAATTGGCAAGACGCATCCGGGGTGAGCGGTCGTAGGTAATCTTTTTTCCAGCTGTATTTTCTTATTTTACAAAGGATTGTTTCTTGTCACAATTATGAAACGTAAATCTAAATAAATGAAACAAAAGATACAAGGTATAGGAAAATCTGGTTCTTTTACATCAATTGTCGTCAAAAAGTCAATATTAAAAAAACTAATCGGCGGTACTTATAATTGTCAAGAGAAAATTGATGAAGAAATCTCAAGAGGCAGACTTTGGTTGCAACTCAATAAATTATTACAAAATATACACGGAAAAGGAATAGCAACAATGATTGGAAAAATTGAAACTAATCAGGTCGTGGTAAAAATCCAATTGAATGAACAAGCACAACAAGAATTCAATATACAAAGCAAATTGAAAAATTTACCAGGATTTATACAATACAATTGTATATTTACATGTGGTGGAAATAAAGAATATATAGAGCAATTTTCCAATGTAAGACAAACAAGATTGTGCAAAGAAAAAGGGGATAGTTTGGGTATAATTGTAATGCCATACTATGCAAATGGTTCATTAGACGATTATATTGTCAATATTTCAAAAGAAGAAATTAAGAATATTTTGATCAAAATAATTCAAGATTATACAAATGCATATAGAACCACTACTTTTGTTCATGGAGATTTGTTCTGCAAAAATATTATACTCGATGACAATAATAATCCCATTATTATTGATTTTGAAAAATCACAGTTTAATTATGAAAGAAAATGTGACATATTCTGGAATGATTTAGATAATCTGTGTATAGATATATCAAGAAATATACATTTGTCTGTAAAAATGTATGATATTGCACGTGTTTTGACATTACATCGTGCTTATAATAGAGAACCTACAAAAGAAGTCATAGATGACTTGATAAAAGAAATTGAAAAAATGTAACCTCGGGAAAATCGAAATTCAAATAACTATTACAACATAATATGGACAATCCACACCAGATTTTCCTATGGATGCAGGATGAAAATTCTAAATTGCTCAATATGAATAATTTCCCAATTGTTTATGGGACAATAAATATTCTCTCAAATACGCTTTTATATCGAGGATACAATAGAAAATATAATCCAATAACAAGTCGACCCGCCTATTTTACATCAGATATTGACATTGCTAAAGCATATGCTGGCTCTTGTGATTGTGAGGTTGGGATGTTTACTTCAACACGTGAACTACGTTTGTATGATCTCAGATTTATACGCTCAATCTTACGAGATTTATTTCCACAACGCAAATCAAATCACAAAGATGTAATAGAGTGTTGCAATACGTTGGCATTGGCATATGGTGTATGTAGCTATAAACGACAAATGGAACTATTGAAAAAACGGTTTGATAATATTGACAAAGATAGACTTGATTCATTGGTTCAATATCAAAATTTTATAGATAGCCAACCAACATTATCTGGAGTTGATCCAGTTGAAGCACAAGGAGTAAGAATTGCCGAAACTAATAATGATGCCGAAGCATTAATATTCTTGAAGGAAATATTTGGTAATATTGTTGACGGATATGTTGCTCCAAAAATGCATTCACCATATCATACGGAGAAAAGTGGAAACATACATCCCTCTGAACTGGTCTTATTTGATCCAGAAAAATCAGGGTTGACTAAATTAGAAAAACATCCAAATTCGGAGAAAATTACAACTATTGACATAAACCTCTTGACAAATCGCTATACCACTGCACATTTTCCAATTAGAGGATTTGACGACCCCAAATTGATATTCTCTGGGGGAAAGACAAAAAATGTAGAAATAGCATATTATGAAACATCCAATGCATTTCTTGAGATGAATGAAAAGAAAATAGAACGGTTAGGAAATAAAGCTAAAAAGGTTGTAGGAAAGTTGTTGGGTGGCACACAGTTCGCACATAACGTAAAACCGTGGCCATGTACAGAAATAAAGTCTTGGACATAAAAAACCCAATGTGTTTATCACTTTTTGCAAAATTCATCAGATATTAGAAATGAACTTTGATACGAAACCGGACATTATTCAACATTTTCTTGTCACGGCAGGGGCTCATTCATACTATTGCAACATTACCACAAGATATCATATCACCACAAAGGAACCCATTAGTTACTTTATTGATGTTGGTGGTGCGATGAAGGGCTGTGTAAGAATTCTTGTTGAAAAACCCAACGAATCTCACCAACATGATGAAAGATATTCAATATTTGAAGCTGGGAAGCATATTGCATCAATACCATGGATTGGGTATAATAAACAATATTCAGTAAAAAAAGATTTACCAAGTGGAGACGGAACAAGGCATATGATAAGAACATCATTGACAATTGTCCTAAATACTTTCCCATGGATTTCAAAATTCGATCTTACAGATGCAAGCAAAGTAATATGTAAAGAAGGACATGAAGTGAGTTTAGCCAATCTTTCTTTTGTCACCAATGGGAAGAGTTATTATGAAAAGTATTTGGGAGCATATTTACAAAATACTGAAGAAAGAGTAAAATATGTAGAAGCATCCAAAATGCTTTATGATCGAAACAAAAAGATATCCTTAGCAGATTTCATAAGCAGATTTCGTGTCTATGACAATATTGTACATAAAACATATGAAAGTTCTGCCACCTACTCGGAGTTTTTCAACAACCTAAAAGACTCTTGTAGACAAAACGGACAAGTATTTTGTAATATTATGAGTGGTTGGCTTGAAGATTTTGTCATGTTCATTTTCAAAACAAATAGACTCGGAAATGTATGGATGTCAACTTGGATCATAGATAAAGAAAGTGTAAAGAAAATTCCAATCAAAGAGTGGAAGGAGCTATATAATGTAAAAGAAGTACAAAACATTATGCAAGAAGAGTTCAAAGACTATTTTGCACAACACGGTGGATATACAAATGGAAGTTTTGTGATGGGGGATTTGAGCGATTGAAAATTACATAATCACTGTTTTTTTTCTTGTTGTTTGCAAGTTTTTGCAGCACTTACGATACTACTCTTTATTTTTGGATATATATTTCGTGATTTCTTTCCAATATCAGAAAGAGAAGCATTATTTCTATCAAATCGTTCCCCCGCTAATTCATCACCATTTTCATGTTGAATTGTGAATATATGTCCATTATGCTTTATCAACAACCTCATTCCCTTGTCGATCATTTTATCAAGTGTAAATTCCAGATCTTGTTCTACCCAATCGGGGTCATCTGCACCATTCTCTTTCATATAAACAAGCATTTTCCCTGGCTTGTGCTCTCTCTTGATATGGCAATTTCTGTTTTCAGGAACTTCCTTGTTGAAGAATATAGCTTTCACCATATCTGCCACACCTGTAGAATCAACATTCCCAAGGGTGCGTTTCATAAAGTCGGCATTCTCTTCAACATGGTCTGTTCTTTCTTGTCCAAATGGCAATATAGTAATATTCAAATTCTGTACATTTATTGTTTGAGAAACATTGTGGCTATTTGTAGTTGTAGTAGTTGTGTTGTGACTATGATGGGTGTTGTCATTAGCTTGATTATGGCTATGAGTATGAATGTGATTATCTGTTGTTTGAATATCAATGTTTTGTGTAGTATCAACGGTTACAGAACTCCCATGTTCTTTTTTATGCCTTGACAAACTTGAATAATGTGAAAATGACTTGGAACATTCTGTACACTTGAATTCCTTGTCTCGAAGGACTTCTTCTAGAATTTCAGATATTGTTTTATCCGAAAATGTTTTCAAACATGGATTCTGTCGGTTCAGATGATCAACATATGAACTTTTTCTATTAGTCTTATAGTGACATCGTGGGCATTCGTATTCCATAATATATTTTTAATGGACCCATTCTTAAATAGTTTTCAAAGCAAAATATATACTTTTCAATTTTAGGAAACTCCCATGCAAATTTGGGAGAACAACTTACAAATGCAGATTCACAAAAGCAGAATATTTAGTTAAATATGAAATTCCTTCACGGGAATGGTAATGTTTTGTACCATATTTGTTCTGTGGCAAATTCCAATTAATATGATGAGGAATATGATAGTCTCAATATGTGAAATTCCGCATATGCTATAAACCACTAAGCAAAATGCTAAATTGTTCTGCCAAATTTGCATGGGACTTTTCCAAATTTCAAAATAATTTGATTTTATAAAAACAAAATTATCATATTTTTTGTTCTTATTAAAAACATTATATTGTAATCAGTAAGAAAATCAAAAAAGTCTTAACTTTATCATTATTTTCATAATTTGTGTATTTTGAAACTTTTTATAAGAACGTATGTGCTCAATCTTGCCCTAATATTTGATAATTACATGCATACCAAGTGATATACCACATGATTGAAATGTTTTGACCACATACTTGATACTCTTGAGCCAACGGATTCTCTTTGAATATACATACTATATCAATGACATTATATTTATTTTTATACGAGAAGCACTATCATTATTGTTTCTCTGAAAACAAAAATCTACGATTATAATAAAATATGTCAAGTGCTCAAATTGAAGTATCAGCAAGTAATGGATACATTTTTACAAATGCTTCAAATTCAGATGTAGTTATATATCCAACTCTTGAATCTCAAAATATTCTTATGGGCTCAAAATCCAATGCCAATGCAGGAATTCTGGTGAGTTCTAGTAATATAGCATTTACAGTTCAACCTTCCAATAGCAATGGTTCTATTTCCTTTTATGGTGGCAATAGTAATCAATTGGTTACTATATTAGGGTCTGGAAATTTTGGTATTGGGAAATCCAACCCAACATATCCATTAGATGTGACACAAGCTCAAATCGGAAATTATTTGATAAATGGAAATCAAATTTCTGCACAAAGCAATATAGCATTGTTTTATGGCAGTAATTCTTCATTTTATGTACGGTCATACACATCAAATAATTATGCAAACGGGAATTATGCGGCGGTGTTGTATGCATCGTATGGAGGAACAGTTGGTGTAGGTACTGAAGCTCCAAATGCAAGTTACAAACTTGATGTGAATGGACAAGCAAATGCAACAACTCTTTCCGAAGCAGGTACCCTTCTGAGTTCTAAATATGCCCCCAGTAACACTCTTTCCAACTATGTCTTGACATCCACAGCCAACACTACATACGCTCTTTCCAATGCCCCACTTTTGCCTCTTGGTGGTGGAACCCTCACAGGTGCCCTTAGTGGAACAACATTTACGGCCACAACATATAATGGAAGCAATGCAAATTTTTCCAACATGACTATACCAGGTACTCTTACTGTTGTCAATATAACTGATTGCAATCTTGTAGGAAGCAATATTGTAATGAACAAATATTATGCGACCAATCAATTCTTTGCCCCAAATCCAGATAGTTCCGCAGCACCAGGTTACTCTTGGTCTAATGATCCCAATACAGGTTTATTTAACCCAACATATTGTAATGTGGCAATAGCTCTTG